TGACTTCTGCTTCTAATGCTTGAATTTCGTCTGTAGCTTCATCCCAGATTTTCTGTCCGTTGAATGTGATACCACCTGGCATAGAAAGTCCTTCAAACTTTTTAAGGTTTTCGCCCCATTGTTTTTTGATTTGTGCGGCGCAATACTTTTGCAAGAATCTATCATTGTACACATCTGTAAATGTGTCGGGATCAATCTTTTGATACCCTTCAACGATAATGAATTCACCAACAGTTACTTTTGTGTCCCAAGACATATCAATGTAAACTCTGTTAATGTGGCGATTGAATCTCAGAGATTGTTTACCAACAAAAAGTTCTTCTGCCATTGCAACGTTTTGAAATGCCATGTAGTATGGCGCAAACGGACCAGTATTGAATGAATATAAATCATTCAAAGAAATCTGATATCGCAAATTGAAAAGATTGTTCGTAGAATAACTGTCACCAATGTCAAAAATATTCATAACACCAATGACGGCATCTGGTACTGTGATATACTTGTTTGTTTTATCTTCTTCTGTGACTGCGTGTGCTAGATAAACTTTTTCTGTTGCATCATAGTGATAGTCGTAGTAATATTGAAATGCAATCTCAATGCAGTCTTCAACTTGTTCGTCTGCTACGTTTATCTCTAAGAGAGGCGCACCTAGTCTTCTAAGGCAGAATTGTTTAAATTCTTCTCTTGATGCTGGTTTGCTTGTACTCATTTACTTGTGCCCCTTAATGAATTTCTTTCTTCTATTTATAATATTGAAATTTCAATAAAAAACCCGGGACAAGCCCGGGATTCAAAATAATCTTGTAATGTACTTAGAAAGAAAACTTGGGATACTTGGTCTTCACCGCTTGACACTTAGCAATGTAATCAGCTTCTTGTGCAGCATCCCCCTTGACTTTAGCATCAAGGTAGTCGGCCATTGGTGGATACGATTCGGATCTAAGAGTATCAATCACACGATGCAAAATTTCTTCTGTGATTCTAAGACCCCACGCTTGCCTAAAGATGAAATCATATCCTTCGGGTACTGAGGATTGTTGTGTGAATTCTTCAACCACCTGATCTGAGAACAAGAGATAACCAGAACAATCAGGCTTCTGCCCGATTGTGATGGTATGAAGATTTGTATACTTTGGTTGTGTGGCATCTTCCAGACCAATGCCACGGTTTCCAAATATTGTTTGTAGGGTTGTTGATTCTACTGTGCAAAGGCGGAACATTACTTATTCTCCAATTGTTGTGTTTCTTCTGTTGTCAATTGAATCATTGAAGGCGATTGGCGCAATTCAATTTTCAAGGGATCAGCATTGCCTTCCAATAGAACCATCTCTTTAGGTATGAATCCTACTTGCTGCAAGGCATGAAACGTATAAGGGTTAGACATTGCATTACGCAACTTTGCTGGCGATGGGCGTCCTGTTGCTACAATTTCAGCTTGAATTTCTTTACCAATCATCACAGTGAATTCGTTTGCAGCATTTGCCTCAAACATTTCATCGTCTGTGTACGGTGTGCCATCTTTGTGTTTTTGTCGTGTTGGCTCTACAATCACATACAACTCATCGATCAGTTTGTATAGAATCTGCAACTCTTTGCGGTTCAAATCAAAGTTGTGTCGTTGATCTTCCTGTACAGATTCCATCTCAATGATCTCAGCCCTCATGTTCAAAATCAAATGAGGTAGAGCATTGTTGTCTTTAAGCGATTGCAACTCAGCGTGTTTTGCTTGGCGCTTTAGATCCGCCACCTCTTCGAGAGCGGCAGCACGTTTTCTGCCTTCAAGGAAGTTTTGAAGGTGTTTGAGTTTTTCCCATGGTGTTTCCCCATTCACTTGATAGCGATAGTTGAATTCACTATTTAAATTTGATGCCATAATATTTTATTTCCTTTTCATGTTAAAATTAATTTACGATCCGAAACCTGCCGCTGCAGGATAGCGTCTAGCACTTCCAACTCCGGTCACATCAGTACCAACAACACCAGTATTGGATACTAGGTTTGTTAGTGATGAGTTTGTTCCTGCGATTCCATAACCAAAAATAGCTTTATCACTACCATAACCAGCGGCGGCAAGACCGTACCTTGCTGTACCAACACCAGTCGTATCTGTAGCTACAACTCCCGTGTTTGATACTAGATTAGTAATTGATCTATCTGTACCATCTTCCCCATAACCAAAAATAGCTTTATCACCGCCATAACCAGCAGCAGCCAAAGATTCTCTAGCAGTGCCTACACCTGTTACATCTGCTGCAACAACACCTGTATTAGATACTAGATTAGTCATTGAAACAAAAGAGCCGGTGTATCCATACCCAAAAATAGCTTTATCACCGCCATAACCAGCAGCAGACAAATAAGCTCTAACGGTTCCAACTCCGGTAGTATCAGTAGCGACAACTCCTATATTTGATACTTTGTTGGTTATTGCTGTGAAAGAGCCAGTATCTCCATACCCAAAAATAGCTTTATCACCGCCATAACTTGCGGCCGCAAGCCCAAATCTAGCAGTACCAACACCAGTTACATCTGCTGCAACAACACCTGTATTAGATACTAGATTAGTCATTGATACATTAACAGGATTGTTATCCCTCCCATACCCAAAAATAGCTTTATCCCCGCCATATCTGGCCGCGGCAGGAAAGTATCTAGCAGTACCAACACCTGTTACATCAACAGCAACAAGCCCATTAATATTCACTTGATTTGTTATTGATACTGCTGTAGTGGTAAATCCATATCCAAATATAGCACGTTGAAATCTACCCAGAGAGTATGACTGTACACTGTCAGGATACAGAATACCATCATAATTAATTATTGTTGCCATAATATTTCCTTAAGATGCGTATCCGGCCGCGGCTATATAATTTCTAGCAGTGCCTACCCCTGTAGTATCGGCGGATACTACTCCTATGTTTGATATTAAGTTAGTTATTGATCTTTTTGTGGCGGCACCTGAACTACCAAACCCAAATATAGCTTTATCACCACCATAACCAGCGGCCGCAAGACGCCTTCTTATTATGCCAACCCCAGTAACGTTAGCAGTAACAACTCCTGTGTTTGATACTAAATTGGTAACTGATACGTCCGTACCTGAGGCATTGCCATAACCAAATATAGCTTTGTCACCACCATAACCAGCCGCAGCAAGATCAGACCTACCAGTTCCAACACCCGTTACATCAGCAGCAACAACACCTAGATTGGATACTAGGTTGGTAAGTGTATATGCATTTGAAAAATCACTACCATACCCAAAAATAGCTTTATCGCCTCCATAAGCGGCCGCCGCTGGACCTGATCTAGCAGTACCAACACCAGTTACATCGGTTCCAACAACACCCGTGTTTGTTACTAGATTAGTCATTGATCTTTCCGTAGTATTTTCTCCATACCCAAAAATAGCTTTATCTCCGCCGTAGCCGGCCGCTGCGAGAGTCCACCGAATAGTCCCAACACCTGTTACATCAGCAGCGACAACACCTAGATTGGATACTAAGTTAGTCATCGATACATATGCACCATTATACCCATACCCAAAAATAGCTTTATCGCCTCCATAGGCGGCCGCCGCTAGACCTGATCTAGCAGTACCAACACCAGTTTCATCCGTTGCACAAAGTCCGATGTTGTTTATTTGGTTTGTTAATGTTGTGTAGGTCGTGCTGTTTCCATACCCAAAAATAGCACGGGATGTGCTTGCATACAGCGATGTTTCAATGAAACCATCGGCATACTGAATACCTGTTGATACTAATGATGTTGTCATTTTACTTTCTTACGATCCAAAACCAGCAGCAGCAAGAAAGCGTCTGGCAGTTCCAACCCCTGTAACATCGGTGCCCACAACACCAACGTTTGATACTAGGTTAGTGAGTGATAGATTTGTTCCGTTAGATCCATATCCAAAAATAGCTTTATCACCACCATAAGCGGCCGCCGCTGGACCTGATCTTGCTGTACCAACTCCTGTCACATCCGTACCAACAACACCTGTATTTGATACTAGGTTGGTCATTGAAAGATAAACGCCTGTGGACCCATAACCAAATATAGCTTTATCACCGCCATAACCAGCAGCAGCTAGATTAGACCTTGCAGTACCGACCCCCGTTACATTAGAGCCAACAACTCCTATATTTGATACTAGGTTGGTGGTTGATACATCAACACCAGTAGACCCATAACCAAATATAGCTTTATCGTTACCATAACTAGCAACTGCGAGAGAATGTCTAGCAGTACCTACCCCTGTAACATCGGTGCCTACAACACCAACGTTTGATACTAGGTTAGTGAGTGATAAGTTTGTGGGGGTGTCATCGAGTCCATAACCAAAAATAGCTTTATCATTACCATATCCAGCTGCTGCAAGACGATATCTAGCAGTGCCTACACCTGTAACATCGGTGCCCACAACACCTGTGTTTGATACAAGATTGGTCATTGATAAGGATGTAGGGGCATCATTTTGTCCATAACCAAATATAGCTTTATCACCTCCATAAGCGGCCGCAGCAAGAAGTCCTCTAGCAGTACCAACACCAGTTACATCCGTTGCAACAAGACCGGTGTTGTTTACTTGGTTTGTTAATGAGCCAACACTGCCAGGGACCCCATAACCAAATATAGCTTTATTTCGGTAGCGAAGGACGCTCGCTGTGGTTCTAGCGGAGCCATTCGGAAATAGCACACCAGTTGCGGTTAGTGAGATTGCCATGTTTTTTGTTTAGTTTGTAAATATGAGAGTGCATCTTTCATATTTATTTTACTTTCGTGCGAAGATCATCAACTTCGGCTTTTAATTCCTTAATTGCTTCTATCAACAATGGCACCAATTTTTCGTACCAAACAGTTTTGTACTCATTGCTAATTGGCGCATCTGTGACTACTTCAGGCATTACACTTTCCACTTCTTGAGCAGAGACACCAACTTGCATACGATCATTATCGTAACCTAACTCTTTAGCGAGATCATTTATTTTAAAGTAATATCCGTTAAGCTGTTGCACTTTGCCAAGGGCGCCGTCAATACGACCGTGAAAGTTTTTTAGTCTTTCATCAGAGAAAAATGATGTGATGCTATCGGTCGCTCTAATTTCACCAGTGTTGCCACTTGCCGCTGTTCCTACACCAAGAGATAACAATTGTGTTGATACGTTTGTTGCAGCCGCCGTTATTGTTATAGCAGCAGAACCGTTAAACGATACACCGTTAATTGCACGGGCGGTTTGTAATGTAGTCGCTGTTAAGGCGTTGCCTGTTGCAGAACCAGCAGTACCAGTGACGTTACCAGTGACGTTACCAGTTAGTGGTCCAACAAATGTATTTGCCGTGACAGTGCCAATTACCTGCAACTTTGTAGATGGCAAAGTTGTCCCAATACCCACATCGCCTAAGTTTGTAATCCGTACATGCTCTGCTGGTGTGCCGGCATTTGATGTGTAAAACTCTAAAGATGTTTGATTGGAGCCGTTATTTCTTGCTCTAATTTGACTATCACGAACATTAAAACCGCTGCCGCCTGGATCAAGCGACAAGACAGCTTGTGAGTTTGCTGTGCCGCTCTCATTAACAATTGCGGAAACTATTGTTCCGCCGGCATTGTTGGCTCGCACCGCAAATGTTCCCCAAGTGGCAACCGAAGCGGTACCAATTCCAACACCTCCCGTACTATTAATCCGCATACGCTCAATGACGTTTCCAGACGTTGTGCGAGTTTGAAATATTAAGTCACCCGAAGGCCCAGTGCCACTAGCAATCATGCCTTTGATGCCAGCAAAAACACCTTGAGAAGCACCAAACAGTATTTGTCCACCGTCTCCCGCAGTGCTTCCAGTCGATTGAAGATATGCAGTAGAACCATTTGCATCACCGTTGGTATAAAACGCTGCCGTAGTGCCTGCGCCGCCGACATGAAGTTTAGTGATTGGTGAAGTGTTACCAATCCCCACGTTCCCCGCACTATCAATCCGCATACGCTCAGTCGGCGAACTAGCCCCGTCTGCCGTGGTATTAAATCGTAAACCACCCGGCATATCATTTAAACCCGGTGTCCCGTCTACAAATGCGTCAATCTCAGCAGCACGTATAAATGTCGCTCCATCATCCCCGCTAAAAACAACCCTTCCAAGCTGCTGAAGATTACTAACAATTCCTCGCGTGCCAATAGTATTGCTTACGCTCTTATTTAAATAAAAACCCGGAATTCTCGCAGTGTTGTTAGACCAGTTGTAAAGACCAACACTAGGTTTTGGGCTGGCGGTTGAATGACTTGCTATTGAATCTGGCGTAGCATTCCAGTTGTTTACGGTTGCCGTATAGCCTTGAACAATAGCACCATCTGCATCAATCACAAACGGCGTACTGTCCGGACTGGTCGAATCCTCGACCACAAAAGCATTTCCTGCTCCTGTTTGAGTAACGATTAAGGCTGCGTTGGCGCTGTTGGCCAGCAGTGTAGTAGCGCCTTTAATCGTATGAATGTCGCTGGCTTCTGCATTGCCCAAGATTAAGTTGTTATCGATTGTTAAATTACTAAGAATTCTAACATTACTTGTAGCCGCAGTTGCACCTGTCTCTATTGTTAAAGGATAACTAGTATTAGCACCAAGATACAAAGGACTATTATCATTTTGAAGAATATAACCACCAGAAGAATTTGATGTTATTTTTACTCTACCGGATTGTAAAAGGTTATTATCACCGGTAACAATATCTGTTCCGACATACAATTTCTTAGCAATACCAACACCACCAGCCACTTTAAGTGTGCCAGTAATTGAATTGCTAGAATCTGTCGTACCCGCAAGTGTTAATATGTCTGTTGCTGTATCATATGTAAGTGCAGAATCATCCGTTAGTTGACCTGCGGTAGTCGCAAGTGTGACTCTTCCCGAAGTTAAATTGTTTGCAGCAACTGTACCACCAGTTAAAGTGTTTGCATTGATGATGCCCGAACCACTAGACACCGCATTAAGTGTGGTGATAATTTCATTAACTGTTGTTCTAAATTCGCCGAACGTATTTGATAGTGCTACTGTAATAATTGACATTTTTTATTTTTTACTATTGGTGATTTGAAACAGCATGTTTTTAATTTCATTCAAATCGGATTTAATTTCGTCTATTTCTTTACGAATCAATTCAATTTCGTTTGTACTTTTATTTATATCAGAAATTTTTCGTTTCTGAATTTTATACTTTAAGAGAGAATTCATATCCGTATTTAAAATAGCTTTAGAATTTTTGTCTCTCTCTGTGAACCCACGGACAGGCTCGGCAATTTTAATTTTTTCTACCATCATGCTAATGCTATTCCTCTTAACTCTTTAACTTTTGGCGCATAACTTGGATTGCCAGATAAGAAAACAATTTTAATTGCAAAATATTTGTATCCTTGAAATGTTCTTCCGTCAGGTGTTGTATATGCGACTGTGTTATTTAGAACACGGAAAAAGTTTTGCGTAGAAGCAAGTGTAGAGAATGCAGATTCAACTGTCAATGATACGTTATTTGCAATTGTAGAAACTACACGCTCTGTTCTAGCAGTACCAACAGCAATAATATCGCCAATTTTCAAGTCTTCTGTGAAGCGAGTAGATGTGCCAGTAACTGTAGTTGATACGTTAGAGACTGCAACTGTACCCAAAAGCAATTCAGAACCACCAGTTTTTGTGCCCGAAGGAACAATAAACTTTTCATCTTTGTACTGATTCTGATTTAGCGTGAACGTTTCTGTTCCAACTAATTCCATAGGAGTATAGAATTTATAGTCAAATGCATCTGTATCATTTTCATTCAATAGCTTACAGTAAACTTTAACTGAAGTTCCTGGTGGACGATTGATTTTCAAATACACAACTAAATCGGATGCTTCAAATTCGTCATTCAATGTCACAACTTTAGTGATGTATCTAGACTCTGAAGAATATGGTCCTGTTGGATTTTCTTCATTGCGAATAGTCATTGCTTGGCTGACAGCATTGGCTGTTGTAAAGTTATTTGTAACAGTCAAATATACGTTATTTGATACTGAAGCAATTCTGCGATACTCATCACCAAAGTATGCATATTCACCAGGAAATACTTCAGTCGTAAAACTTGTGCCAGTGCCTACAACAATATTGTTACTTGATCCATATCTGACTGTACCAGTTATTGCTGTTTCATAAGAATTATTGATAATGTTTTTATCAAAGTGAAAGATAATATTCTCATCATCAATATATGGGCTGATAAATCTATCCGTTGTAGACAATGTTGCTCTTACTTGCAGAGATTTAAATGCGTTTGCTGTCTCTACGGTAGATGTTGAAATTTGTTTTCTAGAAAGAAATACCAATCTTTCATAATTCTTAATTGTAGTATAATCAGAATCAACTGCATATGTGCTATCTGTTGTCTTAATATCATAATTTATATTTGTTCCCGGAAGAATCTGGTCGCTAATAGCAGGAGTTAATGCATCGTATGTGAACGCAGTTGGCACTGAAATATTAGTCCAATAGGCAAGTTTAGCGGAAGTATTGAATTCTGCAATCCTCATTGTGAATTTCATATCAGTATTTTGTTTTGCTGTCCACGTTCTGTCAGTAGAAGATGTGAATAACAATCCGCTATTGTATGCTTGTTCAATTCTTGTTTGCTTATCTGGATTAGTAATGTCAATTGCGCCTAATTCTGCAACCCAAATCGCAAAGTCCGGATCATTGTTTTCGGGCTTAACTGCGAAACAATAATCATTACCAGCATTCAAGTAAATGGGATTTTTGAATGTGAATTTTGTTGCTGATGTTGAATCCTCACTGATGGCAATATCTCTATTATTGACAAGTGCAATGTCTCCGTCACTAATAAATTGTGGTGATGGATATCCATTTTCAAGTTCACGAATTTCAATAGTAACGTTTCTGTTATCGTCTTGAGATTTTGCTCTGAAGAACAAATCGATAGAAGTCAAATAGAATCCTGTTGGATATGTATCTGGATCAACATAGAAACTCTGAGACAATGGGTCGGTAGTTACTGGCGGCGGTGGCGGAATTGGCACACTTGAAATTTCAACAGTTTTTGTTGAAACAACTTTTTTACCTAAACTTTTAATGTTGTTTGTATTATTAAATGATACATTGAACGGTCGAGAGTTAATTGTAACTGTGCCAGTCTTTTGTAAAATACCTTGTGCATAAATGTTATTTCTTGCGCTAGTTAGTGTGGTGCCTTCAGAATTTGTAGGACTGTCTGTGACTCTGAATTCACGCTGGCCAGTGTAAAATTTTGTTGAAGGAACTTGAAACAACAAATAGATTTGATTGTTCTTGATAGTGAATGCTTGACTTGCACCATCAGCAATTGCACGCCATGTTACGCCTTCATCACCCAATTCAATAAGACCTGTTGTAGTATTAACGCCAAATTTAGAATTTAATGTTTGTAATGTAGTAGAAGCGCCAATCAATTCAATCTGATAGCAGTTTGCGGTAACGTTAATACCATCAAAAAATGCATACACTCTAGAATTATTTTTTAGTCCTCTAGCGTGAATAACAAATTCACGTTGACGCATCCATAGTGCAACTTCTACCTTGACAACTCTGTCGAATTTAACTTCTTGTGTACTTGCGGCCGCCTGGCTGCCTGATGCTAATTGATTGTATGCTTCTTGAGTTGTTTGTTGCGTTGCTGTGGTAACCATGTTGGTTCCCACTTGAGTAGTTTGAGTTGTACCAGCAACAATTCCAGTTTGTGCGGTGCCACCAAGCCAATGCTGAGTTAATGGAGCAACTTCTGTGTTCCATGCGTTAATTAAGGCCTTCCAATTGTCTGCGCCTTGGTCATCAGTATATACAACTGCTTTGTCTGGATCATTTTCAGTTTCAAAGAAGTTATCCGTAAATGGCATTATAGACAATTCACCGGTCCAAAGAAAGTTTAATTCTTCTGCAAGTCTTAATTGTTTAGAAGCATATTGTTGTTTTAATCCTGGCGCTTCAATTTCAACATATGGCAACATAATTTTGTTACCGGAGTTCATTGTTGTCGTTGACAACGTAGTAGAATATCGAAATCCTGATGTGTTTGAATTATCTTGCAAGCAAGTTGAAAACCTATTTCTTTTATCAATAGAACAATTTTTAGCATCATCAGACGTAGATGCTATAGCCCAACCTGTAAATGGATCAACAAGAATACCATTCTTGAATCTGTCTAAACCATCAGCATCTAATTCTGTTGTATCTGTTGCTTGTTTCTCTAAAAAACTTAATGCTGTAAAATACTCAAGTCTTTCGAGTCTTTCATTCATTTTAGCAACATCACGCATTGTAAAACGTTTGTTTTTCAACAATTTAATTTTAACTTCAGATGGCATTGATGGATATGCTGGAATAATTAATTCTGCAATCTCTAATGTATCAGGTTTGGTTGGTGGTGTCTCTGCTCTTTGATTGCCTGCTTGTGCAGGAACACCATCGTTGATACCAAACACACCACTACTGCTGATGTATACTTTAGAAACTCTACCTTTGTAGTAAATTAAATCTGCATCAAAATCTGAACCAGATTCAGGAATACGAAGTCCAAATGTTGGAACCTGATATGTCCCAACATCAATTGGATTCAAAGATGTGTTTGCGGTTTTAATTGGTCTAAAATCAATACAGTCACGAAGTTTAAAAATGTTCTTAGTCGTAGGACTTGTGAATATAGGAATGTCAGCAGTTGTGATTGTAGTATTTGATGATACGTCATCGTTAACTGGATATGAATTAACTGATGTATATCCAACACCTTGAGATGTATCGTGCGTAAAGTTGTCAAAGACTACTAACAATCTACCCGTTGGAACGTAACCAGTAATTGGTGTAATTGTTCCGTGTTCGTATGCATAGTCACGTTGTCCATTATCCAATACATAATTTGCAGTAACGTTTGTGTTTGCTGTAGATGCTGCAACTGCAAATGACGATGATTGATAAACAGCACGTAATTGATATATATCGCCAACACCTAAACCAAATGGTCCAGACAATAAATTTGGATGTGTGTTTGGATTGATGTTTGTTTGTGTTTGAAAACTTAATGTTTTAATTTTTTCTTTTGCACTTGCTCTGTCCATAGAGACAATAACATCAGCCGTAAATGTTGCGTTTTCTTTAACATTAATTGCTACTGTTCCGGGAGACGAAACACTAACTGTTCGTGTGCTTCCTGAGCCACCATTACCGGAAAGCGAAAGAATTGTTCCTGACGCAAGAGTTTTGGTGAATGTGTTTGAAATAGCACCAGTTGTGTGTGCAGTTGAAAGAGTTGATGAGGTGTCCGATACAATGGTGGCAACTGATCTTGTTAAACCATTAATAGTAATTAAATCACCAACATTCAATTGTGTGGTAAAAGCAGTTCCACTTCCAGTAACAATAGTATTTGCGGCCGCAATAGTAACAGTGCCCGTCAACGCGGAAGTTGTTACGTTTGCACCAGCATTGTTAACAACAACCATGTAGTAATCGTTTTTCTGTGTAGCGTTTAATGTATCCGTACCAATGAATGTTTCTGTAACAACGTCAGTTGCAATAGTAGCAATACCCGAAGAAAATGTAACAGCAAATTTCTTTTTAAATCTAAATGCAGATTCAACGTTTTCTGAAGAATCACGCACAGTTTTAATTGCATCATATGGTAATGGAAAAATCATTGTACCAAATGATGTTTCTTGCAAAACAGCACCAGAGGTAGTTGTTACAATATCAGCAAAACGTTTTGGTGTTGCGGAATCAAATATAGCACGAACTTGAGAAAATGTTTTACCACTACTCATTACAATATCGTACAAGTAAAAATAGTATCTTGCATCGGCAGTGCCTTTAGCACCACTCACATATTCAATAGAACGCACTCTTGCAGTACCAATAGCATTACCGGTTACTGTTGCGGTTGAATGTGCTAAGTTTGTAATGACTTGTTGTGCTGTATCGTACAGATCAACAGTAGTTGATTCCATAATGTCCCAACCACCAACAACTTCATTAACTTCAATGTATTGTCCATAATTGATTTGTGTATTAGTTTGTTGCACGTAAGCTGTGCTAAGACCCTTTTCAATTTCTATTGGAGTTTTTGCAATGATTTGATTTCTATAACCAGACACATAAGATGTAAATGGATCAACTTCAACCAAAAGCAAATCTGTGTTACCACCTTCAGTCAAAGTGTATCTACCACCATTGTCACCATTTTCTAAATGCTCACGAACATAAACAATTGGATCGGACAGCGTATAGTTACCGGATTCTTCTCGGGTGCGTGTTGCTAAAACATCTTCCAGCTTACTATCTACAGTAATTATTTTTCTTTTTCTAGCAACGCCAGTATCAATTTCTGTAACTGTAATAAATTCATTTTCATCGGTAGTTTCATCTAACGCAACTTTTGTTAGAATTGTATCAATTTTTAATCTATCAGCACCAGGCGCTTGAAAGTTTGGTGTGCCTTGTGCATTGTCAACAAGACTTTGATCTTCAATATAATCAACAAAAGATTTGCTTGGAACTAATCCAACTTTATAAGAAGGTTCGTTCGTGTACTTGTCAAGAATAATTGTTTGTGTAGAATGTTTAACAAAATGGTCTGCAACATAAACAACACCTTCGGATATGGTAATCTTAGATCCGTAATTATATACTTGTTCTGTAGCAAGCCCCTCATCAACAACATTACGTGTTGCGTTTATTAATGCACCAGCCGCATATGCTCTGTTTGTTGTGTTTGCTGTGAAAATAGTTTCTGAGTTTGCAAATGAAGTATTTGCAGTTTGATTTGAAACATTTGTTACGTTAATTACTTGAGTTGAACCAGTGCTTAGTACTGTGGTTACAGTTGTTGCAGTCAATGTTCCAGTTGTGTTTGAAACAAAGATTTTATTTATACCCGTAATCGGATCTATGTGATATGCTTCAATTGTTGCAGTATTACCTGTTGAAAAGGTAATTGTATTTCCTGATGTAAGTGTAGATGGCGCAACGTTTACTGTAAGAACTTGCGTTCCATTTGTTGCATAGCTAACAAACAATGTTTTTGGATCGTTTGCGTCAATATCGGCAACTAATCCACAATATGCTTTAATGCCGCTGTTTGCACCATAAACTATACTACCATTAAAGTCCTCAACATCAACTGCACTACCATTATATGTAGATTGAAGTTTGACAAAACTTAAATTTAAATCTAGATTTTGTTCACACCCGTCAACTAATGAGCCTTGCTTGAAAAAATATTCAGCAAAACGTCTAGTCTGCACTTGTTGAAGAGTTTGTGCTTGTGTGAGTTCTCTAGCCTGAACAGCACGCCCAGGACGATATAGAATCCTTACAAACTTTTTGTCTTCATCATAATCATCAAAGTATGGACTGGTGTTTAACTCCACACCACCAGGATTTGTATTTGCCATTTAATTTTTTAACCTATTTTTTATCTTAGAATTGAATAATCAATTTTACGTCTTCAATTTGATCGGTTGCTCTTGCAATTGGAACTCTATTTTCAACATACAATAAATCACCAGAGTATGGTTCTAAACTTGCAGTACTAATTGCGGTAATTGTGCGAGTTGTTCCTGAACTACTACCGGTTATCGTTGCACCATTTGCAAAGTTGCTGTTGAGTGGCTTTGTTGTGTACAACAAACTATTTGTTGCATCCCATTCAACAACAAATGCAGTATTACTTCCGCTCGTAACAATTTCATCTAATGTATAGTTACCAGTGTTTGCTACAGTATAACGGAAAGTTTGTCTAAATGAAGATGCTGTTGCTCTTGTTGTAGTTCCAAACAAGGTTGGGTCTCTAACCAAACCAACTTGCCTGAATTCGTTTGCTGTAGAAATTGTATTAGATTCACTACCATCTAAACGAGAGTTAATCATAACAAACTTACCGCCCAACTCCTCAATCGCATCTGCACCATGGCCACCTCTTGGTGAAATGATTGCGTTGGCAGTCGCCGCGCCAGAAGCAAATGCAACTGTTGCTCTTGTATATCCTGTTCCAGGCGCAATAACTGTAACTCTTGTGACTACGTTAGCAACAATTGTAGAGTTTGCGGTAGCACCTGTGCCATCGCCAGTAATTGTAACCGCAGGCGCAGTAGCGTATCCAGAACCACCAGAAACCACTTTAATAACGTGAATACCACCATTCACTGCGGCCGCTTGAACATCCCATTGATCTTCACCACCATCAGCGAGTAAAGTCTGAACTGGAATATAATCATTTGTCAAAAACTTCAAAGCATTTGCTGTGGTAACTGTATACATGTATTTCCAAATATAACCATCAGCAGTTGTAAATGGTACCGTGCTTATACCTGTTGGTTTTGTTGTTGATGCTGTAGCCACCGCATTAAACAAACACTTGTATACATTATATTCGTCAGTAATAACATAGAAATCGTCATCTGTTATATTCGTGTCTTGATCGTCATACTGGTCATAAACTGTGCCTGAAGTCCAGTTATAGCGTTCAATTGCGTGTGTTACATCAGTCGATTGAATACGCTTTGCGCCAAACATGTCACGCCACGGAGTATATTCAATATTTGCTGTAGAATTTACTGGTGTTGGCGGGTTATTATCGTCTGGAAATGCGGTGTTTTTTCCGACAAACAAATACATTATGTTGTTTGACGCCTCTGAGAAAGACTCCACAAACTGTTGTGCATTGTGGACTCTGAATTTGCTAGTTACTATGGAAGGCATGTTTTTTCCTTTACTGAAATTTGTTCGTTAAATTTACTTACTATTTATACTTTTTTTTAAGCCACTTGTTGCTTATATGCTAAAACATTTGTGTAAGAACCCACAGGATTTACGTTTACCTGCAAAAATGTTGAATTTGCCACACTTTTAACAATAAATTTTTCATTATTAACAATAAAAGAATCGTTAATTGAGAAATTATTGGCAAAACTTGTTCCAGTACCAATAACATTATTGCCTGAAAATGTGACTGTTCCTGTAATTTTAATATTCTTGTCATATACACCAGTTACATTAGGCTCAGTTGTAAAGATTGTATTGAATGAAAATGAAGAGAATGTTGAAATCAACGTATTTGCATAATTCGAAATAATAAAATCATCATAAATTGTTCCATATGCAAGAAACTCCGAAGGAATTGATAATATATATTGGTCACTTATATCGGATGAAAGATCAAATTGACTTTGTGTAATAATTCCTAATGTTCCACTATCAAAAGTTGATGTGGTATCCAGTGTACTTGGTGAAATATAAACTTGAACTTCTCTATTTGACACCAAAGAAGAACTTTCATATGCATCAAACTCCGAAGGAATTGATAATATATATTGGTCACTTATATCGGATGAAAGATCAAATTGACTTTGTGTAATAATTCCTAATGTTGTATCAAAAGTTGATGTGGTATCCAGTGTACTTGGTGAAATATAAACTTGAACTTCTCTATTTGACACCAAAGAAGAACTTGTATCTGCTATACTACTCATAATTCTAGTATATTTAGATTGTGCAACACTAGAAGAAATATTGAAGATAGAAAGAATGCTCAAAATATATTCATTCAAGTTACTCAAAATGTCAATTGTGCTACTGATAATTGGCGTAACGTCAAATATACTCTTGATTAAAATTTCACCAAACGCTTGTAAACCTGCCGGATGAATAATGCTTTTGAGTGTATCTCTATACGCAGAAAAAACTAATCCGCTTCGAATAACATAAGAGTAGTCTTGATAGTAATATGAGTCTTGAATAATTTTGTAATCAATTTTACCATCGTCATTTAATAAAACGCCTTCTTTGATTCCTAATCCTGAAATAGTTACGGTAACGTTTGCGTTACCATCACCAACAGTAGATGTAGATGCATTGGCTGTACTATAGTTGATACCAAAATTGGTAATTTCAACAGAACGAATAGATCCAATACCAGTAATATTGTTTGAAGTGTCTATACTAACATTTGCACTTTTACCTTGAATATTTGTTGCTATTAAATTTGCACTAGAACCAGTTGTTGTAGATATAGTAATTGAAGGTAAATTTGCTGAAGTATATCCAGTGCCGAAATTTGTTAGTTCAATACGTTTGATCGGACCCTTTACTGACCAATCTTGATTTTTAATAATGTCGTAATAACTGCCATCAGCTAACATTCGTTGCCCATCTTCAAAAAGAAGATCGTATGTGATAGTTTCTGTGACAGATGCAATTTGTCCGGCTGCGTTTACGCCAGCACCGCCAGTAAACACCAATGTGTTTCCGACACCATAATTTGTACCAGCATTAACAATTGTAATTAAATTGTTAGACAATAATCCTAAAGATGCGATGATTGTATCTTGTAGTATAACAGAAGGCTTTTTAAAATATCCCTCACCTCTATTGATAATAGATAATTTAGAAATTTCACCAACAGTATATGTATTTGCACCAGAAGTTACTGAGTATGTATTTGCAAGTTCAGAAACTTTAAAACTAAAACCAGTACCACCAGTTCCTGTGTTGTTGATTGTTGCTTCGGTATTTAATTGATAACCATGCCCAATTGTATTTATTTTTAATGCGCTAATTGGCGATTCTTTAATTGAAGATACTTTTGCCTGTGCTTCCAATCCATCACCAGTGATGATAATAATATCACCTTCTTCATAACCAGAACCACCATCTACTATTATAATACCCGATACAATACCATAAATTGTTGTAGATAAATCTGCATCCTCAATATCAACAATATTTTCACCAGCAGTAAACGTACCACTGACAAGTTTAAGTGTCATTTCAGCAATTTCTACCGCACCAATAAAGAATTTTTTAATATCAATTACGTTCGCAAGAACACCAGAAGTCTGTCCACGAATAGTTTTGTTTAAAAATAAGAATATGTCTCTAGTGTCGGCTGACACAGAAATTGTTCTGATGATTTGTGTCTTTTCAAAGTTACCATCAGATATGCGAAGAATATCTTCTCCTGGATAATAAAAATCAATATCTTCATTGTATAAAAGTTTGAACAAGAATCTGTAAGATTGCTCATTACTTTTAGATTCATAAAAATCTTTAAAGTATTGTGCAATTAATTTTTTATCACCATAGTATGATAAAGGTATGCTAGGATATAATTCTTCTCTGAGATAATCAACATATTTGTCGATGGAAGTTTCAATATTTTTGTAGTTTAAAATATTTCCTGATGCACGACCAACGTTGTCTTTAATTATATTGATTGTTGCAGTAGCACCAGAAGTCTGACCAGTAATACTTTCAGAATATGCAAATACAGTTCTTGATGTTGATGCAATTACAATAGAGTTTGTTTTAAATTCTTTGATCGATGCAATTGCGCCAGAAGTTGCGCCAACAATAGTTTCACCAACAACAAACGTTCCAGTTTTATTGGTTAGTGATAATGTTGTAGATTGCATCCATTCATAGTATGCTTTTACAAATAGCAAAAATCTTTCCGTGTTAACGGAAGAATTTTCACCAATAAATGATTCTATATTTAATGAAGGCTTAAAAAATGTATCATTCATTTTTTATCTACTGACTAAACTAATTGATTTATCATCAATCATTGTAACTGATATGTCAGCATCTCTAATTGTAATAATCTGACCTCTTAATGGAAGAATGTCTTTGTCTTGTGGCACCGCAGTTATTTTTAATGTTGTGCTGCCATCGTTAAATGCAGTTGGCGCAAAACTTGTTAAAATAATTTTACCCGTAGTGTAGTTAATTGATCCCGCATCAACAGACACCGCAACATTTTCAATGCCTAGTACTCTGTAGATACGAATTAAACCATTATTATCTTCTAAGAAACAGTCTGAAAATCCACCAAAAGTAAATGCATTGGATGTTATTTTATTACCAACACCAAATGATTGAGTTGTTGGTCTGCCATTTGTTGCATCGTCTATTGAATTTGAAAAATTAATTTCATACCTTGTACCAATACCCAATTGAACATCAAGTTCTTTTCTCATTTGTGCTATAGTTACGCTACTTAAAATTGATCTCTCAGAAACATCAATTAGTCTAGATAATTTAGAATATCTAAAATATTTGGAGAACTGATTTATTTCGTCTGAATTATATAATTTAATTGTATCAATGACAAGTTGTTTAATTTCATCGGCAGTTGATATCGTTGCATCAGATTGATACTTTACAATTGCATCAACAATAATAAATATATACTCAGGATCAACAATTTCTGTAGCAATAGTTAAAACTTTTTTAGGTTTAATTATAGAATTAATTAAATTTAATTTTTCTGTTGCAGTCAGCACATCACCCGTTGTTGGTTTAATTGCAATAAACACTTTTCCATATGTTGGAGGATCATTATCTTCACCACCCCATACAATGCAAGAATCTACTGTTGCCTGCTGTAACATTAAAGTTTTATAGTCATCGGCTGTTACCACACGATTCTGTGCTTCGTATGCTTTTGGTGCATTAAATTTAATTTGATTGGTTGTTTCTCTGTCAGAACCGGCTGCGGCTGGATCGGATGCAACAAAGTCAATCGCTGTCACACCTGCAATAGAATCTGAATATGTCAACGTTTCAATGTCATTTGCCAAAGATCCATTAGACACAAGATATTCAAGGACAACAATGTTGCCTGAATCTAACGCTACACCAAAAACACCATCACCAAATTTAATTTCAAATTGTCCATCTTCAACTTCTTCAACGTAATAAACTCTAGTTGTAGATGTGATTTCAACCAAATTAGTAACCTTTGAAAATGTTCTTGTTGTGCTATCAACTGAAGAATTTAAAACACTAACAGTCAATGTTGATGTGTCTACGTCTTTATTTGGAATTAAAAATCTTTGATCCGAATCATTCAAATTTACCGAATATCTTCTGTTAATATATCTTCCCTCTTTGAGAGACATTGTGCTACTATAAACACCATTTGTTGGTGATACGATAACCGAACTTGTATTTAAAAAGTTAAATGTTTTTCCATCCACCGAACCGCTAAAAGAAGTATATGCAGGAATAGTTATACTTACTGGAGAACTAGTAAGTGTCAATGTTGCAGTTCCGCTAATAGATGCAGATGTAACTGAACGTGGCGTATAGTTTAATGATTTAGCTAAGTTAACAACTGAATTTCTTTTTTGTGCTGTTGGCAAGAACGCCTCAGCGGCTACCATGTTTAGGTAGAATGAATTATAGTATGTGTTATACGCTAACAAGTCTAGCAAAACATTAAGTCCAGAGCCTTCAAAGTTATAGTCTCTGAATTGATCCTGTGCTTGCAGATAAGATTTAAAGTTTGTTTTAATTCCTTGAAAATCTAACGCATCTAGTTTTAAATTGTTATCGGATGCCATTATGCTGTCCTCTTGATTGTTGTTTGTAGACCTGAAATACCAGTCGCATTTTTAATGGTATATTCCAACTTGATATCAAATCCATCATCCGAGTAGTTAACCTTTATGTCTTTTAAAGTTATACGTTTTTCGTATTTCTCAATGTCAATTTTAAGACTGTTCCTAAGTTCGTATAATGTAAATGCACCATTTCTGGAGAACAGATAATTTTTAACGCTACTGCCATAATCAGGCATAAATGGTCGTGTACCTTTTGGTGTGTTAATTAAATTAGACAAAGACCTTCTGATCGCAACTTCATTTGTGATGGGACGAACGTCACCAGTCACAGGATGAGGTGTGAAATCTAGAGGTAAATCTTTATAAAAAACAATATCAGCCATTTTTTTCTTTTATTTATGTTGTTTATTCTGCCGTTTTTGCGTCTTGAATTTCTTTTCTGCGTTCTTTTGCGGCTTTGGTAAACTCTGCTAATGCTTTTCTTGCTCTAGTACCAGCGGCTTTGTTGCCTTTGTTGTCGAATTTATCATTCTCTGCAAGATATGATTCAAATAAATTTACTAAGTTTTCGTGATTTGTCATTATTATTTCCTTATAAAGTGTTGACATTTGCTTGACAGTATGATATATTACTGTGTAGACTGTGATATATGACTATTATACACTATACCATTGTGTAGTAGATGTTGCAAACAATTGAATTGATGTGCTAATAGCCAAAGAAATAGATGTATTTGCTCCTAAAGCATTGATTTGGGCACCAGTAGCAGGGTAAATCTTTAATATATCAGCCGAATCACTATTTCTAACAAGTATACGCATACCAGCCACAGCAGTTGGAAGCCTTACGCCATCAGCAGCCAAAGCGACAACAGTTACGTTATTAATGTTTGACACCAATGCAGTTGCAGTTGCTTGAGTAGAGCCAGCCGCAGATACAGCCGCAGAAATGCTGTCGATCACAAACCCGCCGAACGTGGTAGTGCTGTTTGCGCCAGAAACAGCAGAACCAATGTTGATGGTTGTTGTCGAACCAGATACACCAGCAGTGCCAATGTTGACAGTTTTAGTTGTCGCTGTTGCTGTTGCACCAGTAGCTAAGTTAAGTGTCTGTGCCGCTGTAGACTGGCCAAGCGTGATAGCACCAGTTTGAGTAGTACCGCCAATAACTGTTGTGCCTGTTGTAGCGGTAGTTCCAATGGTTGTTGCACTAGTCGTAGCACCACCTAATGTGATTGTGCTAGTGGCAGAAAGTGTTCCAGAAATACTTGTTGTGCTTAATGTTGTTACTAACAAAGTTGTTGCACCACGAACAGTCAACGTTCCATCAACAAAAGCATTTGAACCAGCAACAAAGTTGCCATTTGCAGATAAACCACCACCAATATACAAGTTTTCTGTATCTAGTTTTATTGAATTGGCATTTGTGTTGTATTGATAAATGGCGTCACCACTACTACCCGACATGTAGACACGATTCGGATATGTTGTACTATCAATAAACATTCCAGTAGGGGTTGCTTCTTCAAAGCCAACATAAAGTTTTTCTATTAGTGTTGCAGTACTGACATTCCATGCCGTGGCAAGTGAGTACTGCAAAATGGCATCCATAGTATTTCCAAGAATCCACATTGTTAAACCGTCATTGCTTAAATTTACTTGTTGTGGTGATGATTCTATTGTTGTAACGCTGTAGGAAATACTTGCATAAGATGCGGTTGAAATATCCCAAGCAGTCGAAAGCGTGTATTGATAAACTGTGTCTGTGCCTGATCCAACAACATACATCACTAAACCATCTGGTTTAAACCAAAGACCAGTTGGAGTAGTTTCTTGCGCCGCCACGCTAAATGATTTGCTTGCATAAGATGCTGTTGCAACACTCCAAGCCGTTCCAAGTGTGTATTGAAAAACTGTATCGTTTGTACTTCCGATAACAAACATTGTCAAACCGTCAGGTTTAAAAAATATGTCTTGTGGCGAAGTATCTTCTGTGGCTGTAGAAAACACAGTTGAATATGATGCTGTAGTTATATCCCACGCAGTCGCTAAATTATATTCATTCACATCGTCACCGGTCGATCCATTCAAATACATTTTTGTGCCGTCAGATTTGAAAAACAAACCTGTAGATGCCGTTTCTTGTCCTGCAACAGAAAAACTATCGTTCGAGTAAATCCATCCACTAGTAGTGCCGTTTTCAGTAAACACAGAATTGCTTGTTGCGGTAGTTACGGCAACTTGTGTGAATGTTCCGTCAGCAGGAATTATGTCTCCTATTATTCTATCATTAATAGGACCGATTGCGTTCTCTTGTGCTAATGTTGTTGATGTATTGGCTTGAGCATACGCTGTTTGTGCTAATGTTGTTGATGTATTGGCTTGAGCATACGCTGTTTGTGCTAATGTTGTTGATGTATTGGCTTGAGCATACACAGTATTAAATATGGCTAATATTTCTGCAAGACTTATATTATTTACGTCATCGGAAAATCTTAATCCCGTCTTTCCATGAAGAAGTAGAGTGTTATTTGCAGACATTTCTGCAATTCCGTTGTTCGCTAAACTTATTTTAGCATTATTTACATCCCACACAATTGAATTTTTTTCGGTCACACTTGCAAAGTTTCTAGTTAAACTTGATGCAGTACCGAAATATGTTGAAGCCGCTTGTGGAATTGCAGGAAGATATCCTAAAATTGCAGGCTCTTGTGCAGACAGCGCATCTAAGAAGAAACCAAAAACCCATTCACCCACTCTAGGTGTTCCATAGAGGTTTGGTGTGTTTAGGGGATGAATGGATAAAGCAAATGGCAAGTCTTCAGTTGGAACTAGATTAGTTGATTTTGCTGGATGATATCCAAAGCATCGTACTTTGCATCTGCCAAGTGTCAACGGGTCGTTGATATCTTCAACAATTCCAATCCACCAAACAAATCCGTCTTGCCCAATAAAATTTCTCATCAATTATCCCACATGTTTAAAGTATTGAATTTGTTTCTCTTGATTTGCAACCCACTCATCTGATGGTTTACCTTCACCCTTGTAGTATCGTAATGGCTTGCCTGTCTTCTTAGAAACTAACGCCCATCTGCCATCTACTTGTTGGAGTGTCTCACTCAGTTCTGGACCAAAAACATCTTCTTCCCACTCTTCTTGTGAGACAGTAGTGCCTTGTATAAACTGTTTAAACTTTTTCATAGTCTGTCTAATTCTGATGTGTCTACTGCGCCTGGAGGAACGTTATCACGTATCCATGTTAGTAATTGTTTTTTCACATCAAGTTCTGTCTTTGCAGGTTTTCCTGGTTCTTTAAGTGTCAAGTACTTGAAGTCTTTGATAACAGGATTATCTTTCTTATCTCTGTATGGTTTATTTGTTTTTGGATCAACAACAAAAATTGTATTCTCTGGATTATTTAGAATGACATAAACTCCGCCTTGAACAGATGGCGGCATCGATGTTGTCACTAAGTTATATACAGTCTGTGCTGCACCTGCATGTGTTGCAAGTAAAATATCTTCTGGCACAACTCTATCTCTTTTCTTATTGTTCTTGATTGCAATTTGATAGTTAGTCAACACCCAAGATACATGAATGTTCTTTGGTTCATATCCAGCGGCAAACAGTTTCGGCAAAACATCTGTCATGTCTGAAACTTCTTTGAATGTGCTG